ATCGATGCAGGGTTATTTACGTTCAGAACCAGGGTACGCCTGGGCGTTTAATATTTGTATATCATGTTTTAGAGTTTTCGACTTTGATGGAAGCTTATTCCATTAATTGTCTTAGAACTCCAGTGGAAGCTATTCCATTGTTTAAAACTTGATATAGCGTATCGCTGTAACCAATCAGCGGAAGCCTACAACCAAAACGACGTTTAGAAGCAAGTCATATGCGGAAGTGCGGGTCCTAGATTAATTAGCTCTTACTAACTGAGCTTTCCAACGATATATTCTTTTTCGAAGTTTTCTAGGGATTGTTGAGTGCCATAATGCGCGGCACCCTAAATATAGCGCATCGCCCTTAGTTGGTGAAACCAACACCATCTCCACCAAATAACATACCGTAAATTAAAATAAATTTTAAAATATAAAAATATAGGGATATATATACCTGTTAGCCTGCCCTCATCTGGAGGACATAAACTAACATATATCCCGTGTCGTTATTCGACCTTGCGATTTTTTGATCGAATGACGACACCACAACATTTTGTTCGTAGTATCTTAGATTATCTGTAGATAATCTTTTGGATGGTGGAATTGTACCAATAGGGGTGATGCCCGATTTGGACCATACAAGTCTGAAGCATGGATTGAAGAGGAAATATTGAGAACCAATACCGTGGCTGGAGTAGCGTGTGAGAAGCGCTATATGGATTTGCTACGATGATATTGCCTGTTTTCCAGTGCCATTCAGGAGTGAAGTGCTGACCTTCACCCGTATTAACTGATTCCGTAGGCTGGGCAACCAAGAGAGTTGACCCCCCTCAAGAACAGTGAAGAGTAATGGAGCGTGATCGCAGGAGGTTGTTTCGTTAGTGAACCATTGAGGTTCGATTGAAATAATTGGAGAGAAGTGTAAGGAACTTAAGGAAGAGTCGTCGCCCCGGGGCTACCTTTACGAAGGGAAGCACCTTAGGGAAATATCCCCGGGTCCGGCGAGGGAGACTTTTGGCCCACCGAAAAGAGATGAATGATAGATGATCATGCGGGCTCACAACGTCCACCCGTAGATCTGAAAGTAGGACACCAAAATCGCCAAACATGAAATTTGAATCTAATTAATTAAACGTTGATTTTGGGAGTCTCCATCACGGAAAGTAAACATCGACCATCAATCATGAAGAACTCAGTGATGCAAAGTACCACCTGCCCCGCCAACTCCATCGATCAAATGGAGAAAAAGGCAGAAGAGCGTAAGACCGTAGCTAAAAGAGATAGATG